GGCTGTGTTCCAAACGTGAGCGCCTTGGAATTGGTAGTAAGTGGTTGCTGGGCCTGTGCCACCATACTTAAAGCCGCTATTGAAGTAGGTGTTGGCAAGCAGATAAATACTTGCTGGAGAGCCAGAGCCATTCCAAACACCATAGCCGGGATTGATAAATTCCATCGCACGGCCTTGACCCCAAGCACTAGGAGTAACTCCCAAGCCTAGATTGCCTGAGTCGTTCAATGTCATGCGTAAAGTTCCATCTGTCTGGAACAGAAACTGACCATTGCCAGCGCCTCTTGCATTTAGTACCGATGAACCTTCATTTACGCCACCATTTAGAGCCGTTCCGATAAGCAATCCACGACCAGATGTATTTCCAAAAACCGCTTGTGTTCCGTTAAAAGTTCCAGTTACATCCAACTTAGCCGCAGGACTACTTGTACCAATACCCAGACCTGTGCTGGTTAGGCGCATTTGTTCTGTGTTAGAAACACCAAACAAAACATCTGATTGGCTTGTATTTTGCCAAAGTACACGAGAACCACTTAATTGAATTCCAAAATCTTTGTTCCCGCCAGCGCCAATAATATTTACAAATCTATTTGCATCAGCAAGTGCATTACCAAATTCAGCATTTGATTTGGCTACAAAAGTTGTTCCATCAAAAGTTAGCGCAGAACCGGTAGTTAATGCGCTTGTTGAACTTGCATACGCAACGCCATTAGCTGTAAACGATGTAAGCCCCGTACCGCCACTAGTTGTAGGCAATGCCGTACCCGATAAACCAAATGCCAATGTACCGCTTGTTGTAATTGGCGAACCGGTAATGGATAGGAATGATGGAACGGTAGCCGCAACGCTAGTAACCGTACCCAATGGATTTGTTGCCCAAGATGTATTGCTACCATCGGTTGTTAAATACTTACCGCTATTACCCGTTTGGCTTGGCGCTAAAGCATTGAACGCCGCATTAGCCGTTGTTTGCCCTGTACCGCCCGATGCAATGCCAATTGCGGTAGATGCGGTAACAGTTGTAAACGCACCCGATGATGGCGTTGTATTACCGATAGCAGTTGAATCAATAGTGCCGCCGTTTATATCCGCAGTATCAGCAATCAAACTATCAATGTTGCCTGTACCGGTTAAATACAAATTACGCCATTCATGCCCTGTTCTACCCAAATCATAAGCGTTATCACTAGCGGGGTCTAAATCTGAATTTACCCTACCATTAAAAGTAACAGTATCGGTATTTGATGAACCAAGCGTAGCGTTATCGTTTACAACTAAAGTTGTTGCAGTAACCGTTGTTCCCGTTACTGTTGATGGCGTAGTTGCGCCAATGGTTGTACCGTTAATTGCACCGCCTGTAATGGCAACGCTATTAGCGTTTTGGGTTGACATTGTGCCAAGCCCTGACACTTGCGTATTAGCAATGGCAATAGTTAAATCCGCGGCGGCGGTTAGTTGACCTTGACCATTAACCGTAAAAGTAGGAACGGCGCTTGCAGTACCGTATGATGCCGCCGTAACCGCCGTATTAGCGATTGAAATGGTACGGTTGGTAGTTAGGTTGCCCCCGCCGCTTAAACCCGTTCCCGCGCTAATTGTTAGGCTTGTAGGCGGCGCACCAACATCCGTATTGGTAAGAACAACAACGCCGGTATAGCCGTTAACGCTTGCTACTTGATCGGTGTTATCAATCTTTTCCCATGCCGTGCCGTTGTAGATTGCCCAATCGCCTACCAACCAATCGGTTACGCCGTTAAGGTTTGTATTGCCGGCAACGGAAACAACATAATAGTAACCCTTGCTACCAACGCTAGATGTAAGCGTAGGCGTATTAGTTGATGCGTTCCATGCGCCTTGGTAACTTACGCCGCCTTGGATTGAAGCGGGGATTTGCGATAGCGGTACAGTACCGCCGGCATCAAGCGTAGCAACGCCTAGGGCAACGCCCGCGTTCAATACCGCCGCACTACCCAAGCCAAGGTTAGAACGCGCATCAGCGGCGTTAGAAGCGCCTGTACCGCCATCAGCAAGGGCTAGATCGGTAATGCCCGTAATGCTTCCGCCCGTAATAGTTACGTTACTGCTATTTTGCGTTGACATAGTACCCAAACCGGATACTTGTGTGTTTGCAATTGCGATAGGTGTAGCCGCCAATGCGGTTAGTTGACCTTGTGCATTTACAGTAGCGGAAAGAGTGTTAGATGCAGAACCATAAGAACCCGCCGTTACCGCGGTATTTGCAATAGCCAAAGTACGGTTAGCAGATAAATCGCCGCCGCCGGAAAGCCCTGTACCCGCGGTAATAGTTGTTGCTTGATCCGCGGCGTTAAGGTTAGTTCTTGCGCCCGCGGCGGTTGATGCACCCGTACCGCCATCGGCTACCGCCAAATCTGTAATGCCGGTGATTGAACCGCCCGTAATGGCAACCGCGTTTGCATCTTGCGTTGACATTGTTCCCAAGCCGCTAATTTGCGTATTGGCAATAGCAATAGGCGTAGCGGCTAAAGATGTTAATTGGCCTTGCGCGTTTACTGTAGCTGTTAGGGTATTGCTTGCAGAACCATAAGATGCCGCGGTAACGCCGGTATTGGTAATGCTAAATGTACGGTTGGCGCTAAGATCGCCGCCGCCTGATAAACCCGTACCGGCAGTAAGTGTTGTTGCTTGATCTGCGGCATTTAAGTTTGTACGCGCGCCGCTTGCAGTAGTAGCGCCTGTACCGCCATTGGTTACGGCAAGTGTTCCCGTAATATCTGCGGTTGAAATATCAAGCAAATCCCAAGATGTATTTGTTCCATCAGTCTTTAGGTATTTGCCAGTATTAGTTGCTTGGCTAGGCGCAAGCGCGTTAAAACTTGCGTTAGCAGTAGTTTGCCCCGTACCGCCGTTAACAATAGGCAATGTACCGGTAATATCCGCCGTAGAAATATCAAGCAAATCCCATGCGCTATTAATACCATCGGTTTTTAGGTACTTGCCGCTATTGCCTGTTTGCGTAGGCGCAAGGGCGTTAAAGCCGGCGTTAGCCGTAACTTGCCCCGTACCCCCTAGGTTAACGGGAACGGTACTTAGGCTAATGGTAGAACCCGATACAACAATAGGCGCTTGGCCAATGTATTGAATCGTACCAACCGGCCCAACGGTTTCGGTAGTTCCATCAGAAAAAGTAAAAACAAGATAAAGCGAATTATCAATTTCAACCGGTTCAACATCCGTTACGCTTCTACCGGCAATGCCGCGATCAATGCGAACGATAAGGTTGTTACCATCAACTACAACAACTTTAGAAATAGCCATTTTTTATCCCCTTAAAGTACAGTAACACCATCCGAACGAACCAAGAACATCAAAAATATGATGTTATCTTCGGCGGGCGTTGGGGTATTCGCGGCAAATGCAATTTTGATTTTTCCCGTAAAGCAAACGGGGTTGTTTTCGTCAATCTTTAGTTGGGGATCGGAAGCAATCAAACCCCAAGCCGTATCATCAATTACCAATGTAAAAGAACCGGCGGCGTTTACCTTGTTGCTGATCGTAAGATTGATAGCGGTAGGAACGGGGGTGTAGTTAGATACATCAAAAGATAGCCCGTTACGGGTATCAATTAAGTTTGAAATTTGCCTACGCGCAATATCCGCGGTAACGGTTGCCGTAGATAGGTTAACCGGTAAACCGGCGGAATCAAGAATCGTTAGATTCCAATACCATCTTTGGTTATATACCAATTCGCCCGTAATCAGGGGGTTATCAAATCCGCTTACTTGCGTGATTACATTCTTGGAAAAAAGCGCCATGTTAGCGTTCCCTATACATAGGTAGAACAACCGCGTACTCGCGGGCAATTGGTATATTGTCTTGTCTAAATTTTAGCCGTTTAGTTAAATGGGGGCAACCGGCCAAACAACATTAAAAGGATAACCGGATTGTTGCGATACATCCCGTAGTTCTTGCCGGTAGGTTGCCCAAGCCGCTTGTTTTTCAGGGGTAAGCGCATTGTTTGGTATTTGTGTCCAATCCGAGGCGCTTAACAATGTATTCCTTTGCCCCTTAACTTCAACTTCTTTAAGTTGTTCGTTTTCAACCCAAGATAAAGTTACATCATTCCAAAAACATGAACTTGATGGTTTTTCAGGCTTTTTAACAATTGCGCCATCTTTAAAGTAATGCGTGTACGGATCGCATAAACAATCAACCTCTAAAAATAGATCATCGGGGTATTGTTCTTTTGTAACTTCAAATGAAAGATCATCAAGCCCATACCCTTGTTGCAAAATGTTGTTAGATACTCTTGCGTAAAATTTCATTATCGCCTCCGAATAAATGCACTCAGCACAATGTTTTGAAAAGCGTATGAACCGCCGTTAGCACCGCCCGCCAAACCATAAGCATAACCATTAAGGTTTAGCGTTTGTGTACCGGTTGTAGCAATAGTGGCCGTTGCCCTAATAACTTTAGAAGTTACCCAACCTTGCAAACTTGTAATTGGGCTACTTTCTGTTATTCCGTTAAAGTTTGTAATATTTGAATTTAAAGTTTCTTCTACTACAACGCCGTTAAATTGAAGTTCGGCTTTTAAAAATGATATGTAGGTAAAGTTATCCCAAATGTAAGGCGGCAAAGTATTTACCCTTGGGTCAAATGTTGCCTCAAGCAAAACTATATCGCCGGCATTTGCGGAAAATGTAATTGATGCAAATGTGTCAATCAAAGGCCCTGTAACACTTCCAGTCCAAAACCTATTAAATCCGTTGTATGAACCGTATGCGGCAGTAGTTACGGCATTTTGATTAATGTTTGCGGTAGCAACAACATTGCCGTTTAGCGTCATTTGCGAACCATTAAACGCAATATTTGTTGTATCGTTTCCAAATGCAAAGTTACCGGTTGAATACAAAACGCCGCCACTAGTTCCAGTTGCCATCGTAGTACCGCTAATCGCCGCGGTATTGGCTTGAAATGTTCCGCTAACGGTTAGGCTACCCGTGTTAGTAGATACGGCAGAAAGCGCGCCAACTTTTAATGCAGAAATGTAAGGGGTTGACCATAAGGTATTAGTACCGTTGTAGATACCATCGGCTTGGTACAAAGAATTGTTGCTTGCCGGATCGGGGTCATTAGCGTACCAAATAACATTAAATGACGCGCCCCATACCGCGCTTGCTTCCGCCCCCGTTGGGCGGTTGTCGCCGGATACTGTTACCGTTCCTGATACCGGTACGGGATTGCTTGCAATACGCGCATACATAATTCTTGAAGATGCGCCATTAGTTCCGTTAGTTCCGGCAGTTCCCGAAATAACAATACTAGCCGTTGTCCAATTAATTGTTGTATCTGTATCAGTTGCCGGCGCGGTAATAGGAACGGTAGCCGCATACAAAATATAGCCGGCGGTTGGCGGGCTAGTAATAGAAGTTGCCCAACCGCTTGGGGCGGCATATGAACCGCTTGCCCAAGTATAGGTAGATGTACCGCTAATAGATGGCGTTGATAGCGCCCATTGGTAAACAGTAGGGCGCGCCGTTTGAACGCCTGATGCACCCGCCGCGCCATCATCAAGAATAGCCAATGTTACGCTTCTAGTAACCGCAGTAACTAAATTGCTACCGTTAACAACCAAAGTTGCCGTAACGCTTGTTGCCCCTGAATTGGGCGTAATAGTTATGCTTGAAGATGCGCCGCTAGTAGGCGTAGCCCCTGTAATTGTCCATGCGTATGTAGGCGATGTAACATTTTGCGTAATTGCCGTAAGCGTAGCCGTAGATGGCGTAATAACGCCGGTAGTAGATTTTGAAAAAGCGGTAAATCCTGATATGTCAACAAACGGGCCAACATTAGAAATTGGATTCCAAGCAAACGATGTACTTGCCGCGCTTAAAACTGATTGGCCAATTTCATTGCCAACAAGGTACGCAAAATAATATGTTCCCGTATTTAGCGTAATGTTTGGAAATGTATAGGTAAAGTTATTTCCAAGTGGTTGGCTATTGCTTGAATTTGCCGATGCAAGTAACTTCCAATCTGATGGGCTAGGCGTTGCGTTTGTTGTAAAGAAAAGATTAATAAAAGTTACGCGCCCTGTAATTGGTACAAAAACTTGTACGCTAATGTTGGGTACGCTTGCGCTAGGCGATCCTGTAGCCGTAGGGGTTGATAACGATGAAAAGAAAACGGGCGATGATAAGCCGCTATTTGGAACGGGCGTAAATTGCGTTATGGTTTGATCGTCATAAACTTGCGCGTTGTATTCGTTAAGTTCAAGCCTAGCGCCTAATGAACCATCGGGTAACGATGCTTCGTTAACTTTCATTACGCGGAATAGTTTTGCGTTCCAACCGTAATCAGTATTGGTAACGCTAACTACATCGCCGGCTTCTACTTGGATGCCGTAGTAGGTTGTACTAAATCCAACAATTAAATCTTCGCGGGCTTGTTCTAGCAAACGGTTAGCAAGGTAATGTGCTTGCACCGAATCGTTAACCAAATCATATGTAATTGAATATTTGTTAACCGGTTCATTTGGATACAACAAACCGCTAGGCGTTTCAATGTTTATAAACGCGGCTTGATCGCGGTTTTCTTTAAACGGAAAACGCGCTTCAACTTGGTTAATTGAACTTGTAATATCGGTTGCGCTTACGCGGATTTCGCCAATAATGTTGTTATCGTTAAAAGCATAGGCGGCGCTTTCGGCTTTGTTAATAACTACAGACCATTGCCCCAACGCGGCGTTGTATGTCATCCAAGAATCGCAAGCCGACATGATGCGATCAATATTGGAAAGAACCGTTTGCCCCGCATCTAATACGCCGTTGATGCGATAACGCGGTTGGGTAGATGGTGAGCCGCTACTATTTGTAAATGTAATGGTTTGATCGCCATAAACATTTAGCGCCGTTGCGCTTGCACTATTTACAAACGCCGCATCTACCGCGCCGCCGTAAACAGAATTGGTAATGTAGTCGTACCAAACATCGCCGGCTTTTGCTACGCCTGTACCGTTAAGCGTATGCGCTACTTTAAATGTAATTGGTTGTAGCTGGGTTGTATCAGCATCGCGGTTATAGATTAATTTAACAATGGCAAAACCTAACCCGTTCATTTGGCGCGTACCCGACCATCTTTGCCCCGCCGCAATATCGCTACCGCCCATTACTGTACTTGGCGCGGATGCACCGTTAGCGGATGTAATAGTACCGCCCGCGGTAGATGTATAAAGGTTAATGTATAGATTGCCGCTAATCTTTGTATCTACATTTCCGGCTTCATCGGTAAGGCTAACTACTTTGGTTAAATCGCTACCATCAAATGTAATTTTCCTATCGCCGTAATACATATCGGTTCTATCAAAAGTAAATTGCCCATTGGGGCTAATACTTGATATGGCCAATACATAGTACATAGTTTTCTGATCGGTAGTTAATACCGCATCAACAAAAGTACCGCCCATGTAGGCATTGCCGTAAACAATAGGAATTGCGTTTACTGCGCTTGGCGGTACTTGTTGGCGCACCCCCATATCTTGTTGCGTTTCGGGGTTGTCAGAAAATATGCGCGTAACAACATATGAAAGAGCAAAGTTAACGGCAAACACGGTAGCCGCATAAGCGAAAGTACCCGCGGCAAAATATGCCGCCGCAATCATTGTTGCAACCATTTTTATTCCCTAACAAAAGTTGCGCCAAGGGCTTTGTACCCGCGGCGCGTGTAATCAATCAATGGGCCGTTTGCAGAAATCGATGTACAAACAAAATCTACTTCACCCGCTTTTAACATTTCTTTAGCCCGTTCATCAAATGCTTTCCAAAGCCGCCCGCCAATCGTACCGTTACGGTGTTCGGGTTCTACCCACCAAAGTAGTTCGTTTAATTCTTTTACTTTTGGCGACCAAATGTTAGAAGTTTTGTAAGCCACAATCGCGCCGCGCATATGCGTATCCACAAAAATGAACCCGCGCCCCTTAATGATGCTAAACAATAGTTCTTCAACATAACGGGGAAAATGATTACACGGTTCGCCAAGTTTTTTAATTGGGTTTTCATACGCATACGCCTCTACTATTTCTAACAATCTTGGTATATCGTATCTTGTCGCCTGTCTTATCATATTTACGCTTCGTAACCGTTAGTTTGTGTTACTGTTGTTTCGCTTGCCTGTGTGTTAGTTTTAGGCGGCGAACCAAAATCAAAAAATGTATTTGAAATTTCACTAACGCGGTTCATTGATGTATCGCCGGCGTAAATAAATTGCCAACTATTTTGATTTGTTTTAATTCCCGACAATCTGTTTTCTAAAACGCGGCGCATCGATGAACATGAAATAGAACAAGTTGCAATCCTAGTTCGCATTTCCGTATTGAAATCTTCGGTAATTGCTACGCTATTTATGATGCCCTGATAGCGTTTAAAAAATTGCGTTGTAGGCGTTGTAATGATTTGGTTGTTTGCATCAAAGAACCCGCGCCATACTTCTACCAATGAACCTTTAATATCGCTACTAAGAATCAATGAAATATTTGCCGATGCAATTCCTGTAAGGGAAATCGTAAGATCATCCGATGTAGCCTTAATATCGCGCTGAACATCGCCAACACTAAGCAATGCGCCAAGGTTTGAAAAGGTAATACCGCTAACCGTAATGGGCGCGGCGGCGTTGCAGAATGTATAAATCGTACCCGCATTACCAACGGTTAGTTTTACAAATTCTGCATGATTGATTTGCGATCCTGTAACCGCGTTAATTGTTGTCATGTTATGTATTCCCTAAAAACAAAGGCCGAATCCCATTGTACAAATGCGCCATCCGTCATTGGGTTAAGCGTATATGTTGGGCATGATTCTGCAACAACATTAAATGTACAAGCTGTTCCTAAAAAAACCGTTGTACCTGATGTGGGAGTACCGATCAAGGGGCGATGGATGCCAACCGATGAACCCGCGCTATCTGCGGTTACTTTGTAAACATAGCCGCCAACCATAATGAAATCGCCGGCTTTAAATGTACCGTTTGAATTTAGCGCAAGCGTTTGCGTGTTAGCCGCGGGCGCGCCGTTTAGGGTTGCCGCCGTAGCCGTTCCGCGCATCTTTACAAACCATTGTAGATTTGTACTTGCAAAACTAATTTGTTCCGGTAGTTGCCTATCTTTGTTATCAATGGTTTGGATAATATCCCGTACTTGCGGATAGTAAAGATACGAATGGGGTTGAATAGTAAAAACCCAAGGTACGGCGGTTAGGTATTGCGCTACGGTTATGTAGCCGCTACGGGCTACTTGTTGCCCAACCATACGGCGATTGTTTACCGTCATTGATTGCTGAATATCAAAAATAGTTTGAAACGACATTATGCGCGCCCCCTGTTTACCGCCAACGATTTGTTAGCGTACTGATTTGCCGCCCATATCGCGTTAGAACTACCGTACAAGCGTTCTTCAAACGATTTGGTATCAATGGCATTAATGTAGTTGTTTGTAACCATCGTAGTACCGCCCATGCCCGCTAAAGCATGGTTTGGAATGATTGTTCCGGCGGTACGGGGTACAAATAGTTCCGGCCCGCGTTCGCCAACAATACTTGCCTTGCCTACCGGCGGGTTTCCGCCATCGGCAAAACCCAAACTACCTGACAATTCCATACCGCCTTGGTTATTCATAAAACCAAAACTACCTAAAAGCGTTTTAAAAATACTTGATGCGGATGCCTTTAATTGAATGGCAATCAAATCTTGAATGATGCTTCGCGCCAAACTTTTGAACGATAACTTGCCTGTGCGTACAAAGTTGTCTAGCGCGCTTTCCATGTTGCCCATTACAGAACTAAAAGCCTTTGCGCCGTTTTCTAGTTCTGTAGGTAGATCGCGAAAAAACTTAGCGCCTTCTTTCATAAAGCCTTCGCCAAATGCGCCTTCGCGTTGGGCTTTAACCGCTTGATTTTGTGCGCGTAGATAGCGTTCGGTTGCATCGGCTAATGCGTTTTCCCTTGCTACTAATTGTTCTTTTGCATCAGCATCTAACAAATTATTGCGGTTAATTTCTTGAATAATATCTAAGCGTTTTTGTTCTGCTATATATAAATCGCGTATTAGTTGGGCATCTTCAGAACGCAATTCTCTTGTCTGTAAATCAATTCGCAACAATTCATTTTTTATTTCTAAACCGCGTTGTTCTTTTTCAATACGCTTTGCTTCATTTGTATATGCGGCTACTTGTTGGCCTTCAATTTCAAAAAGTAACCTTGCGTATTTTTGTGCTTCGCGGTTTAAATCCGCAATCATTTTTAATCGTCTGCGTTCTGCTTCATCCGCTTCTTTATCTTTGGCGGGCGTTACTTTTCTACCGCCACTAGGGGTAGTGCCACCAACCTTTTTTGTTAACGCATCTATGGAGTTACCATATTCGCTAACACCCATTACTTTGTTAATAAACCTATCAAGGTCTTGCCGCGCAATAATATCGGCTATTTCTTTTTTGCCAAAAACATTCTCAAAATCTTTATCATCATAAGATGGAATAAAACTTTTAAAGATTGTTGCCGTTAATTGCATTTGCCTTAAAAGCCCACCAACCACAAACGCTACATCAGCAACGGAAATTGCTATTGTTTGAAATACTGTTTTAAAGATTGGGCCAAGAAGATTTGTTTCGCCCGCCAAATCTTTTATGTAATCAATGGTTGCTTTAAGAACCGGCCCTAGTTGTACGGCCAATGTTGTCATTACATCGCGGGATGTTTGCGCTAACAAATCGTAAGTATCTGCGGCGGCTTTAATTGCTTTTTCTTGTTCTGCAATCAACGGATTAGCTTGCGCCATTTTTTCCGCAAAGCCAACCATATCAACGCCTTTTGCCGCTTTGGAAAATATTTCCATTGCTTGCGCGTTGCGTGTTATCGGATCTTCAACTTTTGCTAAGTTAGCAACCAACTTGTTTAGCAATTCTTCTTGGGAAAGTTTGCCCAAGTCTTGCAAAGTAATGCCTAAATCTTTGGCAGTTTTTTGCGCTTTATCTGAACCACTAGCGGCTTCGTCAATAAACTTTGCAAACGCCGATAGCATCTTGCCGGCGTTATCCGCTTTGCCGCCGGAATTGGCAAGGGCATTAGATAACTGTAGAACCGTGCCTATGGCTACTTCGTTTGCTTCGGCTACATCGGCTAAATCATCGGCGTATTGAATTGCGGCGGCGCTTGCGGCAACCAAGGCAACCGCGCCCATCTTGCCAAACTTTTCGGCGGCTTCGCTAAACTTTTCTAGTTTTTTGCCGGCTTGTTCAATTCCCCTATTGAATTCTGCGGTTTCTATCCCTAGGGCTACGCCTAGGCGGGCAATCATATTAGCCATCTTTTACCCCAAACAATGTTTTATCAAATCCTTGCGCCTGTTGCATAAATGCTAAAAGGCTATCGTTTACCGCCGCCTTTTTATGTTCATCACTTAAAGGCGGGTAGATGTAATCATACGCACTACCTAAAATGTTGGCTAGTTTATATGGCGGTGAATTTGCAACCCGCATATAGTTAAACACCCCATTGGTTAGGGTCGCTATTTGCGTAAGAATTCCAAAATTACCAACCATCCCATCGGCATACATTGTTTGAATGTTTGCCAAGGTTACATCGTCTAATTCTTCAATTGTTTCTAGGGTATGCCCGTTGAAAATCATTGCGGCTACGCATTGGGTTTTCAACGAGCCTATTAGTTTCCCCGCGCTTCCCTATAGGTAGGGCTAATTACTTCGCCTATTTTTTCTACAATTTGCATTTGTACAGAAATAGGGAATTCTTCTTCAATATCCGCATAGGTTAAATCTTCAAAAGTTACGCCTTCCATTTCAGGAATTAATAACTTAAAAAATTCTGTAATACGCGCTTCGGTAATGGCTTTGTTCTTTGCGGCTTCGCGCATCGATCTACCTTCAACCAAAATATCATCATTGGTAAATTGGAATTCTTCGCTTTGGTTGTTTTCAAATTGACGCAAAGGCTTTGTAATTTCTTGGTAAACCTTTTCTACCGTTTCTTCATCAGGTTGGGAAACCTTTTTGTAGATAGCATCGGATTCAACCATTAAAGGTATGCGAACCTTAAATGTATGCCCACCCAATTCAAACGAACGGGTTAGCATATTCCTTTTGTTTGTTTGGTACTTGTCGCCAAACGCCGCACTAAACTTTGTCATCTATTCTTTATCCTGTATTGTGTTAACCGCCTACCTAAAATTTGCCCTAGCCGCTTGGCAGTTTCTCCGGCTTGGGATTCCAATGCGGGGCGTAAAAATGGTTGCGCCCCATTTCTAGCCGTTCCAAATTCTTGCGCTATTGCGCGGGCATCAGATAAAACGCCTACTTGCCCTTTTCTTTCTTTTAACTTACGGTTATAAGCGGCTTTATCTGTTTCATAAAGCAATGCGTTTTCTTCGTAAAATTGTTTTTTTAGTCTTTTCGGAAACGCTTTAGTTGTTACCAATGCAATCACGGCATCTTTTTGGTTGATGTACTTAGAACGCATATCCCGCCTTGTTGGGCGGCGCGCTTCAACTTGCATTGTTCTTGATAAATCGCCTGTATCTTTTGGCGCGTTCATCTTGGCCATTGTTAACACGGGCTTCATTGATTCCCGTGCCGCGGGTACTAGAACTTTGCTAGTAGCCTTTTTATCGCCAATTTCTAAGGCTAGTTCCTCAAACGCGGCTAGTACATCTTTCAAGCCTTCGATTTTGTAGGTAACGCCCGCCATGATTAGCCCAACGGTTTAATAATCTTTTGATACAACGCGTTGTTTAGCGTATGTACATAATCAACGATTTCATCAGGCGTAAACTTATCAGCATGGTTAGCGGCAATATCATGCGCCAACGAAATGGCCGTTAGTTTCTGTTGCGTAAACCCAAACCAATCCTTACGCGAATCGGATTGGGTTACTAGAAAGTTCAACAAATCATTAGTATCTTTTATTGTAGTTTGCATTTTATGTATTGTATTTACTTAGAACTTTTAAACAAACCGCTTCTGCTGAATCTTCTTCCGCCGCGGCAATAGCATCTTCTAATTCTTCCGCATCTACTACCATTCCCCGCGCAACCGCATCTAGGGATTGGTAAGTAGTGCTTAGAATTTCTAGGGCTTGTTCTACGGTAATCATGTGTTGTTTGACCAACCGTATTGGTTGCCCCTTGGATGAATCGTAAAGTTACACTTTGCTTCCGCGCTTGGGCTTGCATCAATCGTAAATTGCGATACGCGACCATTGAACGCATACGCAACCGTATTAGCGCCATCAACCGCGGCAACAACAAAAGTACGATCAACCGTACCGCTATAGGCATCGGCGCGAATTTGCAACAAAGCGGCATCGCTAGGATTCCAAGCCGCCGTAACGCTTAACGATGTAGGCGCGGATTGGGTAGGAATCTTATCGCTTTGGCGCGAGCCGGCTACACCGAACGATGCAACCGCATCATCTTGGCCAAAGGCGGGTACGGCTTCAACGGGCAACAAAACACCCGCGCTACCAGTACCATTGGCCGCCGTACCTACGATGGTTGCAACTTGGCTTGTCCATACGGATAAGTTGGCGGTTGTAAGGGGCGTAGGTGTTGCCGCGCTTTGCATATACAACGATGCGCTAAAACCGGCTAGAACTTTATTTGGGATTGCCATGATATTCCTTTAGGCGTTGTTCGACCAACCGTAAAGGTTGCCGCGGGGGTGAATGGTGAAATTACATTTGGCTTCAGCACTAGGGCTTGAATCAATTGTAAATTGGCTTACGCGGGCGTTAAAGGCGTAATAAACAACATTTGACCCTTCGGTAGCACTAACTACAAAAGTACGATCAATAACGCCGCTATACGCATCAGCGCGCATCAACAAAAGCATTGTGTCGCTTGGATTCCATGCGGCGGTTACGCTTAGTGATGTAGGTGCAGATTGCGTTGGGATTTTGTCAGATTGACGCGAGCCGGCAACGCCGAAACTAGCAACGGCATCATCTTGGCCAAATGCCGGTACTGCTTCAACCGGAATAAGATTGCCGGATACCGCAATAGGCGCAACATTGCCAAGGGTTGAAAGTTGGGTAAGCGTTAACGGGGTAGGCGTTGCGCCGGATTGGGCATATAGCGCGGCGCTAAAACCCGCCATTACTTTGTTTGGTAGTGCCATTTTAAAAGTTCCTTCAAAAGAGTTGGTTAGGTTATCTTATGTTGGAATATCTAGGGTGCAATCAAGAAAAATTTGTGCTAATTTTTCATCGTTGTCATATGAGTTGTAAAGCCAAAATACATCCGCTTTGGCAATCTGAAACCCATTAGTTGCGCCGCCAAACAATCCGCTATATCCGTGTAGCGATTGTAGTATCTGATTAGAAATAGTGAAACCATCTTCTATTACTTGCGTAAAGATACTTATTTGAAATGTTGGGCGATCAATACCCTTTACCGATTGAACCGAACCGGTATAAACATCTTGATGAACATTTCGTAGCATCCAAACAATAAACTTTGGTTCTGTTGCAAAGTTACGGTTAAACGCCGCATAAACCGGTACGGGCGTAACAATGCTTTGCAATTGAAATTGAATTGCTTTGCCGTATTGAACCGGATTTTGTTGGGTTGCCATTTATACCGCCGTAACCGGATCGCTTCTATAAGCCAAGATAACCACGTTCATCCTATCATCGGATTCGCGGATGTTATCTATGCGCCAATCGTAGCCGTTGTAGTTAATTGAATACAAATTTTGATTGCGTACCATTGTTCTTGTATTAGGCGTGTAGTTCAAAACAAAATTAACAACATCTTGATACAAACGGTACTTTTCCGAAATCTTTAAACTATTGGCAACGGATTGAACACGGGCGCGCGTTTTAAACCATTCCGTTTGGGTAGTGCTTTGTTCGCCAAAATCACTTTTGCCAAAAGATAGGTTTTTAACCGTAATTTGTTCAAAACGTGCAATCGCCATTTACATCACCAATGGTTTGTATGGGCGCAACAAAGTAGCAACGCCAAACGGGATTTCTTTTAACTGTACATCGGTTGTATTGCTACGGTTGTTATACAAATGCGTAAACAACAACAAACCGGCTTGCTTAATAACCGGATAGGTTTGCAACGGATTAGGCGCGGTAGTGTAGTCGCAAATAATCGGTGCAGTCATTTGGCTATTGATGGTTGTAGGCAACGATTGGATAATTACCTTGTTGCCGCTTGCATCGTAATAGTATTGCGTAGGCGAAACCGTTGTAAGAACCGGCGGTTGGGCATTGTTCCAAAACGCTACGCGATCAATCTGTACGCCCGCCATATCGGGGTATTGGTTTTGTGATACTTCAGGCAAATCCAAACAAACGGGGGATGCGGCTAGGTTTTCAGCGCCGTACCAAACGCGGTATGAAACGCTAAATATTGAAAGCCCTAAGTAATCTTCAATCGCTTGCCTAACTGCTAGTTCTAATGCCCGTAAATAACCATCTTGGCTTTCATCTTCATACAAATTTATTTGATTTGTAATTTCATCTAATGTTAGCCAAGGCGTTACAACATCACGATCAATCTGTTCGGTTTTTACATAACTAAACGGATTGCGCGTAGCCGCCCCGTAAGGCGCGCCTAGTAGTTGTTCATTTACAGACATTTAAGCCCCCTTTAGGCGGCAGACATACGAACACCCGCAAACGGGTCGCGCACGGTGCTTACCATTCGTTTTTCCGCGTACATAGTCACAAAACCCGCCTGTGTTTGTTCAAACATTTGGATGCTCATTTGTTCGGTATCACCGATTGTCAAAAAGCGATTCCAGTTTGCCAAGTAGATTGGGAAATCTGTAGAAAGATATGCGTTAGGAATAACGGGCCAACCAAAAATGTGACCAATCGCGCAACCATCTTTTTCGCCTAATTCCAAAAACAAAGGCAAGCCGGCAGTATCTTTTAATTGACGCAAAGTTTGAATCATTGCGGGGCTAATGTGCCATGCAGTAGATTCTAGCGACCAATATTGCGGGGGCAATGCGTTGGCCATGTTTACAACTTTGTTATAAGTTACCGCAATGCCGCCATTGCTAACCGTAGCGATAGTATGAATACCATTTGTAATAGCCGTACCGCTAGTACCAAAAGCACTAGTAGCGCCGCTAGTGTAGCTATCCAAACCGCGCAAACCGTTAGTAGCACCAGTTGATGTAGTAGTGCTACCGGCTTGGTCGCTATTAAGAACCATTGATTGGCCTTCGAGTTGGGCAAATTCAAGCGCCAAATCTTCAACAAGCGTTGCATCAAGCCCATTAACATCACTCAGCACCGCCGTTCTGATTGGTAATTGTGCAACCAACACGCGCACGGGCAATTGCCAAATAGAAGTATTCACATTAGGCGAACCGCTATTTGGCGTAAATGTATAACCCCAAGGGTTTGTAGAATTTGCGGCGTTACCAGTCTTGGCAACAAATTGGGCATCAGAGCCGCTAACCGCGATTTGGCGTGAGCCTTGGCGCAAAGGGTTTGCTTGGCGCAATGCCGCAAACGCTTCATCAAATACAACATTACCACCAACACCCGAACCCGAACCAGTAATCGCGCTTGCTTCACGCAAATCGATATTTACTTTGCCGCCTTCGGTGATGGCTTGTTTGATTCCGTTCAAGATTTTTTCGGTGATAGACATTTTGAATTCCTATTTAAAAAAAGCGGGGGATTTTCGCCCCCCGCTAATGGCAACGCAACTATTAAGCGGCTGTGCCTGTGGAACGATAACGCACCAAAGCATTTGGATCGCGCACGCTTGTGGCCAATCTTTTTTCCCCAAAAAATGTTATAAATCCTGGGGCTGTCTGATCGTATCTACGCATAATCATGTTTAAACGATCAATGATTGTGTGGCCGCGTGTGAAATCACCAAAGAACATTGGGTAGAGGCTAGTAGTACCCGCCGCACCGGTTGTTGCTTGTGATGGGTTGTCGCAATACTTGTTAACAACAACATCAAAGCCCAACAATGTACCAACGATACCATCTACGGACAAACCTTCGTTACGATTAAAGATTGGTGCGCCGTTGTTATCACGCAATGCGCGAATGGCGTTCAACAAAATTGGGTTAATCATAAACTTGGTGTTTTGTGACCAATATTGTTGTGGCAAAGCATAAACAGTATTGATAACGTCAACGTAGTTGATGTTGTTAGCGCCAACGGTGTTAGCGTTAGTGGTCAATTGGTCATAAGTGGCAAGGCTATGCAAACCGGTGTTAGAACCTGTACCGCTTGTACCAAATGCCGCAGTAGTGCAAGTACCACCAGTATAGGTAGCGTTAGCACCGGCGTATTGATCCAAACCGCGCAAGCCGTTTGTACCGCCGTATGGGTTAGTGCTTGATTGTGCCGCTTGGTCATTGTTTTGGATCATTGACAAGGCTTCAGCTTGGCTGAATTCCATCAACATATCGTCAACGACATTGGCTTCCAAACCATCAATATCATCCAAAGCCGCGGTACGGATTGGGAATTGCACGTTCAGGTCTTGCAGAACCAATTGCCAAATGCTTGTATCTTCAGTAGTGGCCGCGCCGTTGTTCTGAATCGCATAGCCCCATGCCGCACCAGCATTGCCGGTTTTGACACGGAATTGGTAAGAAGAACCATCGGTAGCTACGGTGCGTGACAAACCGCGCATGGGGTTAGCCAAACGCAAAGCGGCAAACACGGGATCATAAGCAGTACGACCACCTTGGTTGTTACCTGAACCGGTAAGGGCTGATGCCTCGCGCATATACGCATCGCGTTGGCTTTCGTCTGCAAAGATTTGCAGTTCTTTTTCTACGCGGGCATTGCTTTTGTAGAAATTAGCCAATTGTTCTTTAACAGAACGGTTAACATCGCCGCGCACGGATTTGGCGGGCTTGATAACGGCGGGGGCTTGAATAGAGGCTACTTTGGCTTCCAAAGAAGAAACCAATTCGCTAAATTCGGCTTTTACCGCTTCAAGCGCGGCGGGGATTTTTGCTTCTACGGCGGCAATGCTTTCGCTTTGCTTGGCTTCGATAGCATCCAATTTTTCAATGATTGCTTGTGACATGATTTAACCTTTAAGTTTGGTATCAAGAATTTTAAGAAGTTCACGGGTTTCTAAAGCCGCGAGAATTTCCGCTTCGGTAGCCTCCGCATTTGAATCACTCAAAATAGGCGCAATTTCAATAGGCGTTGTAACTACATCGCGCAGTTCTAACACTTTTTTGAATGTAGATGCGGCGGCTACCGCATCCTTTTTAGATAGCCCAACTTCACGCAAGGCTTGTTCTAAAACTTTTAAATCCGCAGTTCCATCAGGGCGGAAATATTCCAATTTGCTAACTTCCGCCATTGGGTTATTTGGGTACATAACTATGCTTACTTCGCGCAAGCCGCCTTTGGTAATTTGGAAATATGCTTCATCAGATTGATCGGGTTCGCCTTCAGCATTTACCATTTGGTATTCATCAGCGTATGCGCCAACGCTAACGCCGCCAAACATAGCGGGGGATTCTTGCATTACTTTGTAAAGGTCTGAACCCATTGTTGTATTTGTGTACAAGCGCCCTTCGGCTTTCATGCCCGTATCGTCAAACTCAAACGCATCCCATTGGCCAACGGGGATTGCATCGGCATCGTGATTTACAAACATTGGTAACGGGCGACCGGATTTAGAAAAATCTTCGGCCCATTGCATAAAGCCTTCCGGTTGGTAATTAAACCTTCTACCATCCGCGCCTTCGCGCGCGCCCCAAGTAGTTACGGTTGCTTCAATTTTTCCTGTGCTTTCGCCTTGCTTTTCCAAAACTAATTTGGCTTCGCAAACCATCATCAGGTTTTTTACAGTCATAGATTACCTCATCGATTTTTGTTCGGTCGATGTCATATATTGTTTTAGGGGGTCGCCCTCTTTTGGGGGGCGGTTCTGTATTTGGCTTATATGTTGCCAGAGATGCTAT